GAATGGACGTGCGAGGTGCAGGAGCACCACTACACCAATGGCAGGCTGGCACTGAGGCTGGTCGATGGTGATGACGGCTCACCCATCGCAACAGCCACGATAAACATCGCTGATGAGGAACTGCTACCGCATGAGATTATCATCAAGAGCTACGCCGAAAACGAAGGCATGCTCGAGGCACTGGTCGAGGCTGGTATCGTCGAGGAGACCGACAAGGTCGTTGAGTGTGGCTACAGCTTTGCTGACATCGTAACCTATCTGGGAGACGGACACGCCGACGACTAAACACATAGGCATAAAAAACCCTGCCGGAGCAGGGAAAGCCATGACCAGACTTTTTGGAGCAACTATCGGCGTCGCCTGCCTGCAGGTTTGACGCCTTTATTCTTTGACTGTACCGCACGTCTTGCCCGAGTGCCTGCAGTCAGTGGCTTGGCTCCCTTGCCCATATTGGTAAGCACCTCACCTACCGCTTCCAGACCACCCTTCTTCTTCGGTGCCTTCTTCACTGGTGCTGACTTCTTAGTCTTTTTCTTCGGTGCTGGTCTCGCCTTGTATTTGCCTCGAGTGATGACCGGCTTGTACTTCTCATTCTTTATTAGCTTTCCCATATCGATACCTATTGCATTGTCTGTGATTGCTGACTGACTCTCGCTCTCAGGTCAGCGCCCTTCAGTGCCATGTTGCCACGTGCCTCTCTGGACTTGAGCGTTGTCTGTACCCGCTTGAGCATCTGGTCACCACGGAGCAGTTCTGTCTTAGCGCCTGCCTCCTTAGCCTTGACCTGCACATCCAGCCTGCCTGTCTGCGCCTTGAACTGTTCGACCATGAGCCTGCCTTGGTTTATCTGATGGTTGTTCTGGTCGTCCTGCGTCTTACGTTGAGCCTCAGCCATCATTGCATTAGCCTTGCCCTGTTCAGCCTGAGCCAACAGCATGGCTGGGTCAGGTTGCTCACCCTCTTGTTGCATCTGAGCGAGCATCTGCTCTTCTTCCGGTGTCTCGGGTTCTGCGAAGCCACCGATGATTAACTGCTTGCGGGCATAGTCACGGATATCATTCATGTCCACGCCATCGACCAGCATCATCTGCTTCATCATCAGCGCCTTAGCCAGCGCTGGGTCGGTTGCGACTACCATTTCAATCATTACCTGAAGCTTCTCGAAGGTCTCCTCCTTCTGATTCTTATATGGCGTACCGATATCAGCGAAGACATCAAACTCCATGTTGGTGACGTCATTCAACACGACTATCTCGCCGGTCTCACTGTCCATCGTGGTGGTCATCACGCTCTCTTGCTTACGTGTGCCATCAGGTAGCGTCAGCGTGACCTCACGAGGCGCGTCATACACCTCACAAGCCATCGATGCGTATATCACACCATCACGGCGCTTAGCATGCTTCAGGTTCTCCTGATAGACGATTGACTGCTGGTCGAGCCGGTTCTGCAGAGCCATCACAGCCTTGCCGGACAGGTCGATGTCAGCTATCTCAGCTGGAGCACCGGCATTGGCGACGTCAGACACAGCGACACGAGTCTCTTCCAGACCTAACAGGAGCGACTGAGGCACGATTTGGTCTGGCATCTGTCCGAATGGTGCTTGAGGCAACACGTTGCCGTTAGCGTCCTTCTCGTTGGCTAACAGGTATGGATAATTGTTATCAGCTCCGGTCTCTTCGTACATGAACTCAAAGCCCTGTACTTGCTGAGGTGTGAAGATTGGCTTCGGACGTGGAGAACGGCTCAGGATGTCTGCGAGGTAGCTCATCTGGAAGTTGCGGAGGCGTTGCGGGTCTTTAGCCAGACGGGTAATGCCTTCGTAGTGCTCCTCTCCTTCGACGAAAGCTCGCTCACCGTACACTGGCACCACTGGTATGTGCTCACCGGCAATCTCATAGCTGTCGAGTATGTCCATGCCAGAGGCGATATACAGCCTGACTGACCAGCGCTTAATCTTGCGCTCATCGACAATCTTGTAGCCCTCGGCGACCAGCTCATCCATCACGTCCTCGACATCAGACTCACGCAACTGTATCGGCTGACCCATCGGGTCTTCCAGCGTGATGATGACGTCGTTGACCTGTGTCTTATGGTAGAACCGAGTGACGTAGATGATGGTGTTGCGTGACCCGACCCATGGGAATGAGTATGACTCTTCAGGGTACTTGAAGCTCGCCATGTCACGACCCTTCTCACCGGTCAGCTCTTCATGCAGGCGCTCATATCCATCTGGGCTGTATGCCTCGAGTATGGATACATAGGTGGCGTCGGATTTGTCGAGGAGCTTGGCGTTGGCGTCCCAGAAGACGTTGTTGTTTGCTTCGTAGATTGGATGGCGACGGATGACCTGATTGTCATTGCCTGCTCGGTCACTCTCGTACTCAGTACGAAGCTCCCATGCACCGACACCGGCTACGATAGTCTCACCGGAGGCGTTGTTATATGCCTCGATGGATGTGTTCTGTCGCTCATCTGACCGGTACAGACCGTCGACCAAGTCAGCGCCATCATTCCGGCTCGTGGCTTTAGGCTCGAAGTCTACCTGTACTGGGTTGGAGCGGAGGTCGGCAGATATCTGTCTGCCTGCCTTGCGTAAGATGTTGAACTCACCACGGAACTCGAGAGAGCTGTCGCCGAGCATCGAGTCATCCCATTGACTTATCCAGTAGAAGGACAGGTCTTCAGATGAGCGCTCACGAGTAATAATGCCATTGTTATAGCCCTTATCGTGCATCTCTTTGAGTTCAGTAAGCGTCAGCATAGGTCACCATTTATCATATTAATCTCACTGAGAAGTTGTCCCACAGTGCCGTATTAGAACCGTTACTGATAACAATAATGCTATCGCTACCACCCGCAACAAAGGTCATCGAGTATGGCTTCATCACCCCATTACCTGATGGATTCACCTCTGATAATACTGGGCTACCCGTAACCGCACCATTCTGTATCTGACTCTGTGGGCTGACTCCTTTGGCATCACACTCAAGTGTGACCTCATATGACATGCCAGCAACCGTATTGATAACCTGAGAGCCAGTGGTAGCTATAGTGTTCGCCACGCCACCGGTAACATTCATACCTGTCCAGCCAGTGGCACCATCTTCAAAGTCACCGTTCGTGACTAGCTCATCACCTGTACAATTAATTATTGTAAGCTCATCGTTCTGCATGGGAACGGCTTTATCATCAGCGTAGTTGCCGACACCTGACTCGTATATGAACTGAATAAGATTACCCTGAACAGGAGGCGCTGAACCCCAAGCAACAGTGTACTCTATTCTATTAGCAGGACTAACAGTTGCGCTTATGACTGTACCAGTATCGGCTGTTGATAAGTTGATGAATTTAACGCCAAGATGATTAGTAAAGACAACTTCCCTTGAGAAAAGAACAGCGAATAGACTACCACCTGAACAAGCAACACCATCTGTCCAGCCACGTACAGCTTTCAACACAGTAGGCTGGTCGCCACCGGTGACACCAGAGCCTACCGACCTTGCGAGAGAGCCTGCAACTGCGCTTGCAATCGTCATGGTTAGTTGTGGCTCTTAGATGTTCCGACCTTGAAGCCAGCTGTGAAGCCAGCAACATTCAGTATCAGGTCGAGCGAGAATCCAGACCGGACTAATACCTGAGCGTTGGTCAGCAGGTCTCCATCGGTAAGTGCGACGAACACGCCTAGACTGTCAAGATACCCAAGCTCACAGGTTGTTGCGCCAATTACGGCAGGAGCATAGACGGAGATGCTCGTTTGATTTACGCCTACTGAATCAGTCAGCTTGAATTGACCATTGCCAGTGATAGGAGTCCACTTCATAACAGCACCTCGGTTTGATTGTTTTAGCAATGATACCGTATTTCACAGTCGATGCAAGCTATCGTCCACGTCCTCCACGCTTAGATGAGCCTGCTCCCATGGAGCCGAGCGCTTGAGGGATGTATGCCTTAGCGATGTCGACACTCTCATAGCGCAGTGACATGACCACCGAGTCGCCGAGGTTGGGTGAACTGAAGCCGAACTTGCTACGCATCTCGTCCTTCGTATACAGCGTTATCAGACCACCTGAGTGTGGCTTGATAGGCATGCGTACCAGCTCAGCTCTCAGCTTCTTAAGCAGTTCGATATCAGAGCTAAAGCTAATACACTCATCAGGGTCAGCATACTCACCATACTTAATCCATCGATAGGTGCGATAGACTCTATCCCTGAGCGAGACATAGTACTGTGCTCTCTTGTTTCTGAATACATCCTTGTTGGTCTTCTGGTTTTCGATGGCTGAGTCC